GCCCGTTCTGCCCTTAACGGCCCACAACGAGCCAGAAGGGAGCGTAAGCCGCCAGCCGGTGTATCCAGCCGACAGTGGTCTCGCGCACGTGCCACGTTACCGTGTCACGCAGATCGCTCCATCTATCTACCTCTTTCTTCTTAGCGCGATCAGTGAACGTTATTTCTTTACTTCGTTCACCACTTAGGATCGCGAGATAGGTGCGCCAATCGTCTACCCGCCATAATTTCACGGGTATAGGCGTAAGCGCACTAATCCGGTAGTTCCACGACTGAGTTGATTTGTTATACCAGCTCCGTCGACGCTCGTGGAGTAGCCAAGTCGGGCATTCAAAATAACCCGCAGAAGGCGAATCCACGTCCCGCGCTGGCCCAATTAACGGCCTCGACACGGAATCATAAAGCAATGGAAGCACCGGATGCCCAGGGAACACCCGCTGAAGGTTGTTGAAAAACACATGCCGGGTAGACATGTGACTCAACGATTCCCTCAGCCTAACGGGTGCGACATCAGCGCCATGGAGGTAATCACCGCCACAAGACTCTCGAAAGAATCCCGTAACGTATGACTTGTCCACGTTGACGCGGAACCCGCAAAAACGCAACGCCTCAATTAGTAGTGCAGAGGCGCTTAGCGGGACAATGATGTCATCACCATAGACCCTGTAGCTTCTGTCTTGGCATTCACAGAGCGATATTGCTGCTCGAGTTAGCGCCGCGAACAGAAGGCACTGCATGGGGAAGGTGGTGGCGTTGCCCATTGTAACAAAGGAGGCATAACCATCAACTAACTTACCATCCAGTGACACAGACGTGGTGCGAGCTGCATCAAAAAGCTCGAACCACCCAGGCGGAAACATATACGCCGCAAATACACGGACGATACATGTACTGGCATCCGCCAGATCGATGGTGGCCTTACCCCGGGGATGGAACCCCAAGGACGAGGCTTTTCTCGCGGCCTCCCGATTTCGACCTTGATCCTCCAGGGTTATCCCCCAGCGGAGCAGGTACGGGTTTAACATAGCCGCGATACCCTGTTGAGCCATCGCATTGCACAACGGCTCAATGGCAATGAAGCGGTCGATACCAGCATCCTTGTAGACACTGGTTCCTTCAGAGTACTCCACAAACTTGCCGAAAGGAGTGGGCGCGTCCCGATCTTCAGGGAAACACTCACGTATAATATCCTTGGCAAGAGTCCCAAGCACGGGCGAACGTAGGCACTCCCTGGATTGCTCCGGGAAACGCCGCTGCAGCACGTGCTCAAGATAGGGGCCGTCAAATAAAATGCCCCCGTATCTCTGAAGGCAAGCTCTCGTACTCGTCAGTACAGTCTCAGGTGCCATTTTGCCGTAGCCGGACGTATCTTTCACAAGACCGCCCGGAAGCCGGCTTAGCCCTTGGACCACACCCGACGAGAATACCTTTGCACGCACAAACCGATCCCAATCCTCCGCTGAGGGGGCGGGACCAAGGAGCCAGAAGAGCTCCATCTGTGCGCGTCCGAGCAGTGCTCCGATAGTCGCCGGCATCCGGGAAGGATGCGCAAAATAATGAGTAAGGCGACGTACGGTCCTTCTGTTCAGCCCCTGAGCGCGGAGGAACTTGGAATAACAACGTTCCCTGCGCTCATCGTCAGTAGCCGCGGCACCCGCCGCGGTGTTCTTGACGATTAGGCTGAAGCACTGACGGATAGCCCGGAGGTGTTCCGGGTCTGCATCGGTACATGAGGCGTATTTCAAGATCGCCTCGTGCTCCGCCGCCTTTACGTCAGGTAGTGAGCCCCAATTAAGGTTGCCGAACAGTTCGGCAGGGGTTTGCCCGACAATACGTGCGGCGAAGTGTTGAGAGCACGCGAGAGCGGCTGCTAAGAGTTCGGCAGCTGTAGCGCTCCCAGTAGGTTGGTATCTACCCATGGAATTACTCCTAAGAGGATAGTAGCGATCGCTACTGTGAGGCACCAGTACCGTGAATTACCGGTCATAGTACGACACAGAGCAACGTTTGCGATGTACCGCGCAATATTACTAGCGGCACTTCGCTCCGGTCCTTCGAACCCATTAAGGTCCGCCATTGTGCACCCCCGAATTACGTGGGGAGCTGCCCAGTGACAAGAGCCTTGTTGGGATAATCCGCGTCGCCCATTATAGCAGCGAACACGGCGAAGGCCGCGGCGGCATCGGTAGGATCCTGCCATGCCACGTTCCGGACGTTGCCCTCGATGATGAGGTTCTTACGAGCCCCTGTCACCGAGTTCAGGAACGACCGCACAACCTTGGTCTGGTACGAGCCGGTATCCCCATTGAGGGGACGGGCTTTAAACATCGCCAGATACGGGGCAATATCGGTATGACCGGGCAGAGCCCAGATGACCGTGTCCCCGAGGTTCCGGTGAAGCCAGCTATTAGCTGGAAGGGTAATGTCCATATGACACCTTGCGGCGTGTGCCGCTCGTGAATTGTTGGAAGAAAGCCGGCGTTAAGTAAAGCTACACCGGGCCCATCGTTCTACGCTACGAGGGACAAACCTCCGTACGAGAGCAGTGGCGTCCAATACACGTTTCCACGTGATCTTCGGCTTGATCTCCAGAACGAGCGGTACGTCGGACCTTGGAACGCGGGAGTACTCCGTATTACTAAAGGAGAATTCCGCCTGCCCCGCAAACTGGGGGGCATCTACCACGGTTCGAGTGAAAGTCGCCTTTATAGAGACCTCGTCCGTCCACTTTGTACTTACGCATGCAGTAGAACCTGCGAATGCGGCGGACGGCCAATGGGCGGCGAAAATGTCGCCCACATTAGTGAACCAATCGGCTACGAAGGAGTAGGGAACGATTTCCCATATCGTCGACAAAGGATTAATGACGATCCCCTTAGCCGCCAGCGCTCCGTGAGGTACTGATTGCGCAATACAAATCACCTTGGCTCTCGCCTTGAGTGTAGTAGTGCGCTTCCTCTCGGAGAAGCTGTACGCGTTACCGGAGATTCGCTGGAAGATTACATTGTTAGACGGGATCTCCGTCACAACGACATCGTTGTTTCCAGCTTTACCCTCAACAAAAACAGCCTCCCTGGGGTTCTCCCAGTTGAGCCACGCTTGCTGAAGGTCTTCGGCAGCGTACACCAGCTGATCCCACCCATACCGCTTTTCCATCCAAACATCTTGGAAAGTGGAGGTGAAATCCGCGATTTTTCCACGCGAACACTTTCGTGGTCGCCCGCCTTTGAAGTAAATGGCGGTTTTTTCGTGGATCTTCCGCGCACGCTTGGTATACCGATCGCGAAACGTGGTAAACAACTCCAACGTCTCTTTGCGTTCGGCCAGGTCAACTAGCACCTGTAGACCAGTCGTGTTGGCCTCTGCCCATGCCTCTTGTAGAAGGGCATCTAAATTTGCAGAGGTTGCTGGTGGGTCACTTATAGTGACTGAGTTGAAACAAGCGCCATGACCGCTCCAGTGGTGCCTATAATACTTTGAAGGAGCAGCACAATAACTTGTATCAACCGCGGCATCTTTTGAGGACCAAAAGTACCGCTTCACATGACGTGCCGTATATGGCACGATTTCCTTACCGATTCGATCTCTCCAGCCAGCGGGATTCTCTCCGCTAGCTAGTACAAGCAGGTCAGAGGCCCCGTCAGTAAACCCCGAAAGGTTCTGACTGGTCCAACTGTGAGAATGGCTCGCGCAGGGGAGGTTATTTCCTACCGCGCACGAGTTCAGGACACAGTTCCTAAGACTTGCACCTGGTGAGTATCGATCGATTATTATTGTCATGTGAATAGCCAATGAGGTCAAGGACGACTTCTAAGAGGAACCCCCACCTTGCGTGTGGAGTCCCTTTCGTGGACCAGGTCTGTCGACCTCTCATTGCGAGAGGAGATCCGTGGTTGGGTTAGGCGCGCTTTGGTAGTGAGTACGAAGCTTACGTTGACGGGACTTACCCGTCGGCTCCGGCTCATCGCCGCTGCCCGATGCGAATCGGGTTTTGGGTGTCCAGGATTCCCTGGCATCGCAGCGCGTCGCATCCTAACCACCGGTCGACAGTTGTACTTCCTGGACCGAGAGGGGAAACTCCACCCGTAGGTGGAGGTT